CAACACCCTCAGCTTTCTTAAAAAGACATCCTGTCCGCGGACGGGATTGCCTATTAAATCGTGTTTGATAAGAAAGTTTCCCTTTCTTACCATTCAGCTATAAAACTAGAGTTATATGAATAATTATTCACATGACCCTCTTTATCTAATAGATAGGTGTGAGAGGGATATACCCCTCTTACACACATCTTATATGAAAACACTGTCAGGAGTTAATTCTGTCTGGCAGGGTTATAATGCAATGCCTATACCATACTCAAAAGAGGTGGCTAGCATGGTTAATAAAGAAGCATGCCGGGCTTTCGCCTCGGATGATCCTTTATCTTACATTTGCAGTGATCAAGTAACACAGATTACTGGAAATGAATGTAAGAGGTGGATATGTGCTTTAGAAGCATATATGACCTCATATAAGCCATTAATCCCTCTCAAGGTTCTCCTTGAAGGGGTCTTTGATTTAGACTTTGCAGAACGCCTTGCGAAAACGAGGCGCCATGCATGGACACGTAGCTATTCTATGGTCCCCTCAGAGGACGATGGACTAGATTCATATAACCTTATCCCCTTAGCTGGTGAGCTCACTGACTTAGGGCAAGTTTTTAATTACAAGTACTGGTTCTTCTGGGAAGAGCCAGAGACTGATGATTGGAAATATTCCTTGATTGATGTTCCATCAATTTCGGATGAATTGATACAGAGATTTGAGGAAGCCGTTGACTTCGTCACACCTGATACAGTACCGGTAATTGAACCTGAGGTTGTCCTCACTTCAGTTACCTCTTCTGGTGCCATAGCTCCGGACGGAACCCGTTCGAAAGTGTGGAGATTAAAAGAGATTGAGGAGTTGAATTCCTTCTCCTCATCACCTCTTAAAGGACACTTAACCTGTGTACGGAAGTGCGCAGGCGAGGTTAGAGAAGCTATTACATTATCACTCCCGCAGAGTAATAGTGTAAAGCTTATTGAAAAACAAGTTGCGCGTATTTGCGAGGATACGCTCTACTCTGCTTATGGATTGAGTCCAGGAGAGTTTGATAAGACTCTCTCAGACTTTTATAACCAAAACACCCATTACTTTTGTAGAGATCTTACAAAAGAGGGTATTACAAAACCTCGTTGGATACTACATGCTATCTTTCGAGTTCTTAAAAGAAAGTTTCCGAATTGTCCTGCTTGGGACTATACGGGAATTTATTCTGACATGACTTACATCCTTCCAGATGGAACTCATGTTGAAACTAAACGAGGGCACGGGTTAGGTATGGCCAATGCACTCACTACACTAATGCAATGTGCAGCGTTCCAGTTATTTCTCTGGGATGCTGCAGATGATTTGATAAAACGTCCAACAGCATTGTTTTACAATGATGATGGTGTAATTGCTAGTTCGGAGGAGGATGTTATCCTCGCCTACGAACAAGAAGAAGAAGACCTTTTAAGTGGCCTTGGGCTGCTTAAAAAGAATGAAAAAAGCTACAGGGGTCAAGTTGGTTGCCTCTGTGAGCGTTATAGTAACTCGTATCTCGGCCGTAAGGAATCTTACTGGAGGTACGTACGTCGTATTCCCTTTGCAGCACCATGTTTAATGGTCGCAAAGGAATCTTGGTACTTAGCCTCTTCTCCGTGGAATGGAAAAGAGGTTGGTCTTGTAGAGAGGTTACATAACTTTTTTGGTTATGAATTCTCTGAAGAAGAGTTTCAGCTACCCTGGTGGGCCGGGGGTTGGCAAAAACC